CGCTATCAATGACGGTGGCTTGCGTAGAAAAGGCATTCTCCAAAACACTCTTAATCACCGAGGCTTCCTCTTCGTAATCGGCGGGAGTAATGTTTTTGTCTGCCCATTCCATAACCTTCTCAATAAAAAGATCTGGATTGCGGTGGGCCTTTGCTAATTCCTTGCGAGGTGCGACAAGGATATAAAGCAAAATGTGCATATCTAGGAGCGAGGGCGGGACATCTCCAAACATACGCACACCAGCACTAGAGGCTACTGCCCTGCGTGCTTCGCTAAAGGGCTGCAATTCCTCGCCCTTCCATTCAAATGTCTTGTGAAACTCGTCGTTAATATCATTCATAATAGGTTAGGTTAAAATTTTACGAACTCGATTCTTTGTTCGCTCACTAGCTTTGTCGGAGATAAGAACGGTTTTTTCACCGTGCTTAATAAAACGCATGGGAACAACTTTGTTCCTAATCCAATGCAAGAACACCTCGCGGTTCTCTAAAGCACCCTTCATCCAAAACAAGGGATGCTCCTTATCCAAGGAAGATTCTTTCCATTCTTTACCACATTCGTAGTAAGCATTAACCAATTCCTTAGCTTTGGCGTTAATTTCTCCATCACCGACATTAAACCAAAAAGTAAATTGTTCAAACTTCTTGCCATCCCTATCTTCTAGGACACAAGTTACGGGGTCGTTCTCTCGCAATGGGATGCCCAAAGCAGCAAGAATAGACGCAAGTTTAATGTCGGACGTATGGATTTGATTCATATGTTATTACCCCATCCCAACCGCTTAACTAATTAGCGGGTATTGAGTGGCGTTTACAGTAATCTTTACAAAATCGGTGTTGCTACCTTGAACGTCAACGTCATCGGTGTAGATGCCGCCAGCGGTTATGCCACTATAAGCACCTACGGTAGAGGAATTGGCCACAGTGAGGACAACGCCTGGCGCAGCAGCAGCAATGCCAGTAGAACCAATGATAACACCCTGCACGTTATACGTCTTGGTAGGGTTGTAAAAAGCAACAAGGGCAACGTCGCCACTAGCATTGCGAACCATGTTCTTTTCACGCTGTGCCTTAGCTCCAACGCTTTGCACAAGAATAGCAGTCTCGGCGGACAAGCCCCAAGATGCACCAGAAGTTCCGATTGTTACGACAGGCATAGTTGTTCAGTTGTTGTTAATTGTTGTCGCGAGGCATACAATATAAGTCAAATCGCGTGTGATATTCGTAAGCCTTGTAATCGGTGTTTACGCTCATTTGTCCAGATACGGGGACAAAGCCATAACAATGGAACCCATTCGTAAGGGATAACTTGGATGCGGGCGTAGTGTAAAGAAAAGCGTTTATGCCATTAACTATGCCATCACGTTCTTGTGGCGATTCCTCGCGAACATGAGAACGAAACAATGCTTCCATTCTAACTTTGAAGATGCCACTGCCAGGCGTAATAAGTTCCTCATAGGATTCACCGTGAATTACGATGTAAGGCATTGCTGCCTTAATCATGTCAAAATCGGATATGTAAACCGGAACCTCGCCAACATAGAGCGAGATTTGCTGCTGACACGCTTGCTCCGCTATTGGAATGATGGTGGAAAACGTAGGCATGTTAAGCGGCGCGGACGTAAACAATTAACTCGTTACCATCTGCGCTAGTCGTATTGGAAACCACAATCTTACGCAATGCAGTTCCTTGGTCTGTAAGCGTGACTATGGTTCCGTTTTCAATGGTGCTTAAATCGGTTCTCCGAAAGTGAATTTGCTGGGTATCAATCATCTGTGGCCCGCCCATAGCATCCTCTTCCGTTTGAGAATTGTCTCCAACAATAACCGTATAGACGCGAGAACCTATCTTGCACGTTGTAGTGAAGTCGTAAGAGAAAACAGCATTAAGGTCTGCTGCCATATAGGAACCCATTGATAAAATGGACATGGTTTGTAAGTAGCGATAAGATGACTATTGGCAAGACTTACAGAATGCCATCTTTAACAGCTTCTGGGTTGCGACGAGCAAATATAGCTGCATCATTCTCGTAGTTTTCCTTACTGTTTTCTGTTTCATAAGTTTCATCCCAAGGTTTCTTTGGGTTAAAAAATGGGTGATCGTGGTAGAACACCAAATCGCGAGCCTCAATCACTTGAGCATTTTTATAGGCCCGATATGTGTTTTCGGTATCGACGTAGAGAGACTTGTATTCTGGGCATATAAAATAGCCCATTTGCTCCATATATGGGCGAGTCATTATGCTAGTTACCAATAGCTTATCTTTCCTAAAGCCATCCGACACGGCAACGAACCAAGGTTGGTCATGCCGTCCATCTAGCTTGTTCCATAGTGCCGTATCCCATCCTTGCGGGGGATAAATGTCATCTTGAGCTTGTATCAGCACTTTACCGCTACTGATGCCCGCAGCGGCGGCATAGTTTTTGGCCGCGCCTTCATGCTCGGTTATGGAATGCTTATAGGTTTTAAGCGGAACACTCTTTTCGTCAAAGGAATGCAGACCAAAGATATATTCCACCGAATCGGGGTTGTCGGCTCGCGAGAACCACATGTCTCGGATGGCTAATGCTTCAGATGGACGCTTATAAGTTGCGTGCATGATGGAAAAGCGAGCACCCGCCTTATTAAAGGCATCTAGCTCTAGTTTATTTGCTTCTTCATGTTTACCCACTCCACGCAGTGTTTGAGCATAAAGGAATCTACCTTTCCAGCCATACCAAGCGTGATTGAGGTTCCAGTAAGTAAGCTCTGGTTTACCAAGCGCATTCATCATGGTAGCGAGGGAATGAGCATCTAGCCACCTTTTTTCTATTAAAGCATAAGATGCAAGCAAGGCCAACGCTTCCCGCCTATCCGATTGCGTTACCAACGCCATAGATGCCCATTCCTTCGCTTTAGGGCTATTTTCTAGCTGTGCTAGGTTCAAGTATATGCCATATCGCTCAATGTCGCCTAAATCGGGACAAGCAAGGGCGGCGGCAGCATAACGCTGGCATTCTTTGGGGTTGCTATGAAAGTATTGCTCTTGGAGGTAATAAAAATTGCGCCCAGCATCCTCGGTTGCCTTATGGAGAATGTTTAGATTGCGCTCATGGCTACTGCGTTTTTCACCAAGCGGCGAATGCAAGATGCGAGCACCGTGCATCAGCTTGGCTTTACTGTTCTTGGTAAACTCTAACTGTTCGTGTATGCAGTATTTCCAGCGAGAACGTCCGTCATTACGAATAATACGCTCACGATAGACAATCTGGTCTTCATTCAACTGCACTCGATAAGGCAGAACGTAAATGTCATATTTCCCATCATCGGCTATAATAGCTTGAGCGGTAGATTTGGGCAATAGATCATCAGCATCAGCCCACATGACAAACGGATTTCCGCTTTTGTTAGCCAAGTCCCATGCCATTTGGCGAGCTTTTCCAAAATTATCCGTGTGAGGGAAATCGGTGCTATCGTAGTCAGACGTTAAAAGGCAAATGCCGTTTTTTAAACACCAATCATAAACAATATCTCGTGTGCTATCTGGTTCTGCCGTGCCCGTGTTATAGACAACCGCAAGGGAGGATATGATGGGCTTAAACGATTCCAAAAAGCGGGCAATAACTGCCTCTTCGTTACCGACAATAATAGCAAGACATAATTTCATTGTTTTAATAAGTTATTTAGTTAAAAAATAAGTCAACTACATTTTTTATTTAAAAAGTAAATCCAAGAGCAATTAACAAAGTTTGTAAACGATCACGAAACGATTGAGCTTCAGTTGATGTTAATGCGCTTGCTTGAACATACGAAGCGATTCTTGCAGCAATACAAGACCCTGCATCTATAGTGTTATCAAGGAGGTTTGTTGAAGCAAATAAAGAAACAGGATAAACTGGATTATAAGAAATTCGATTATTTGTTCTATTATTTCCAGTTGGAACAGTATCATTAAAACCCCAATACGATAATGCCATTGAATTAGTAGCACTCGCAGTGCCTATGGAAAAACCAGTATAGGATGATATTGGGTAAAGAACCCTATAAGTGCTGCTATCTCTACCTGAAGTAAAACTAGCATAGTTATCAAATTGTTTATACCGCAATGATAAATTATCAGAACTTGTGTTTAAATAATTTATTCCGATTAAGCATCGACTAAAAGAACTAGTATCCTCCTCAGTTACATATACCCCAAGTGAATGATTGTAATTATTAGCAAGCTGTAAATTAGATAAATATTTAGAAACACCATTACCTTTTAGCCCTATATTTGCACCTGTTTTGTTATAATCGGAGCTTATAAAGTTATTATTGGTTAGGGTTCCACTACCTTTTAACTTAACAAAAATGTTGTTAAACGTAGTTTGACCAGCAAATATACCGTGATCAATTATTTTGTCCCAAACTCCATCTGCTTTAAGACCGACAAAATAACTATTTATTGCGGCTGCGCCAACAGCATCATAAGATGTTTGGGCAAGATACGCAGCCGCATCGGTATCTAACTTCTTTGGCACATAGCCATAACATTTTCTTGCCCCAATTCTTGTTGGCATAGCTTAATCTTGATCTAGCTCAAGAACGAAGTCAAACTGGTTGGAAACAGCACCAGGATTCCAAGTGTTTTGCGTCTGCATTAAGCCTAATAGGTTTTGCGTGCTAAGTCCGGTAAGATTGTAAGGAGCGAAGCTACGAGATCCTGCTGTAACTAAAGAACCTTCTTGCCAAACATTTAATCCCGCTGCCGTGCTGCCACCCGCTTGGTTGCGCCAAGCCGTAGCGGAATAGCTTACAATTCCCACCAATTGAATCATGTTGGTTGATGATATGTTTAGCGGAGAATTATCAGCGGGGTAACTACCAGCAGAAAACGGAACCGTAGCGTCAGAAACACGAAACAAAAGCAAATCAAAAGCTGGCAATACAACAGTGCCAGAAGCAGCAGTGAGAACACAACGAGCACCAATAATACGCCCATTTGGCCGACCTGGCGTAAAAGTAATGGGAACCACATTGGCTGCCGTTGTGCTATTGCCAATTAAATCTCCAATGGTGTATTGGGTAGCATCTGCTGCGCGAGTATAAGTTGCAGTGATTTGCGGAGTAATACCTACTGCTTGAACTTTCAATTCCCCTAATCCAGTAACAGATAAAGGAGTTGGATTTAGACTTGGGTCTGTGGCAATAGTTTGAGTAACAGCGGAAGTGGGCATTTTTTTAGTGGCTTACACAAAAAACGCCCGCCAGCCTAGTGGGCCAAGCGGGCGTCTTGTTCAGCCTATAAATTGTTAGGCGTAGCTAGTGGTGATAAGCTCTCCAGCAGAGCTATCAATAATCTTCTCGGCAACGTGCTGACGAACACGGAGGATGTTGGAGCGACGCTCATCGGAGCGGTAGGTCTCAGGAGTAAATAGACCAGTGGTGTCTTTAGTCCACTGAATGGTGCGACCAATGCCGCCAGCCTGATATTCGCCACTTTGAATGTTCGCCACAAGGACGTAACTAGATGACCAAACAAACGAACCGGAGTAGGTTTGACCCTTCTGGTTAGCGTTCTTGGGGGCAAGACCAACAAAGAGGTTCTTAACACCGAGGGCTTGAGCAACGTCTTCGACACCAGGCAACAGCTTCTGACCAGCGGCGCGAGGAACGACACCGAAGATTTGATTCTGGAGGAGGGTGGAACGACGGGCACGCTGGAACACGTTGTAATCCATAACAACGGTGTTGGCGATAATGCCCTTCAGGAGCAGGCGACCTTTAGCAGCATCAACGTCACCAACAACGTCCATAGTGGCGAGGTTGGCAGCGGTGTAAGCAGCGGAGGCAGCAGTTGCGGTGAACGTGGAAGCATTTTGGGTGGCAACTTGAACGCGAGCCTCATAGCTAATGCGAAGGGCACGCTCAATAAGCATGGCTTCAGTAGCCTCAAGGTTCATAAAGCGATCAACTTCCTCCTCGTAGGAGTCATCAATTACGGACTCAAGACCGTATTCAACCGCATCATAGGTGTCGGTGTCATACTTGCGATTGACGCGAGCATAAGCAGCACCCTGTTCGCGGGGCTTGCCATCGGCGTTGAGCAACTCGGCATTGGCCAAGTTAGCTTTCATATAGATACCACGACGGGCATCTTCACCTTTAACTGGCAGCACCTTGTCTCCAATAAAGAGAGTGTTGAAATCGGCGTTAGCCTGCATCACCAGCGCATAAATATCTGCGCGTGGAGTGGCTTGTGCATTTGTGTAGGGCATGTTAGGCTAGGATTAAAATTAGAAGTTGGCAGCGAACTCAACGGTGATGCCATTGGAGGCAACTGCCGTCTGGAGACCTTTAACATAGGCCGAGTAACCAGTGGTGGTAGCACCAACGTAACCGGAGGTCACGATGGAGTAGGTGGTGCCTGGGGTAATCGCAGTGCCAGTGGCAGCAAGCATGAAGGTGCCAGCAGCAGTCCAAAGCTTTACAGTGCCATAACCAGCATCAACTACGTCAGATTGGAGAACACCGATGCCGCGATTGGCATTAGCATAACCGATAGTGCCGTCGCTCTGCACGTCAACGGCGCGAAAAGCGGAGAGGGCACCCGAAGCCACATAAGTGGCGAAACCATTGTCATTTTGGGAGGCCATAGGAAAAAAAGTTTAGTTTTTCTTGGAAATAAGACGGGACGCTTTGTAAACGTCTTTGTGATTTTGAATACAGAAGAGAGTGGCTTTCACGGTATCGCCACCAAACTCCTTGGTCTTTTCGTCAACCAGCTCGGAGAAGGTTTTAACCTTAACGGCTTCATTAGAAGCGGGGCCAGAAGCGGGAACGTGCTTAACACCGATAGAGGCAGCAAACTGCTTAATAGCCTCTTGAGCCACAAGCGCAGCATAAGCCTTCATCTTCTCTTCGCCCTTCTCCTCGTCCTCGGTAGGATCGGTATGCTTGGCTTTGTCGCCAACAACAACGTCCACATGAGGAGCATTGTCTGCCATCACCTTGTCGGGGTTTTGAACAGCGGGAGCAACATTGGGGTCAATGGCTTTAGGAGCAGTGCCAGAATCCTTAGCGGAGTTCAAGACATCCTCAAGACAGGCGAGGCGTTTGCCAAATTCGGCAAGTTGATTTGCGTAATCGTCCATAAAAATTTTGCTTGTGGCTTTGCTTGTGTTGATTTGCGTATTTTGTAAAGACACACGACTAATTGGATTTGCACTAAATAAAGATTTATTGGCCGCGCCTTCATTTACTAGTGCAGCGGCAATTAACTCGGAACAGCGAGCCATCACCTTATCTCCATTCACTTCATCATCTCCACGAAACTCCAGAGATAGAGCAAGATGCTCAGGATTCTTTTCCGCAATTTCCAGAATTTTTGCCCGCTCTGGTTCGCTTTCATAAATGTAAACATCTCCAAGCACTTTGTCTCCAGAGCAACGGATGTTGTCAATGTAGCCAATGGTAGAAAGAACACCAGAACCGTGATCGGCTCGCAGCTTTAACGTCCCATTTGAGCATTGTGCCACTTGAGCCAACGTAGTATCATCCACAAACATTGGCTTTGCTGAAATAGCTTCTTCTGGGCGCGTAGTAACATTGCCACTAGCATCCACAAGTGCTTTGTGCCCGCGAGCTTCGCCTTTTGATATAAGGGAAACGTCGCGTATTACGCCAGAAGTTGTATCAATCTTGTCCATTCTTGGTTGTTTTGTTTATGACATTATTATTGTCAATCAAACTGTCTGAAGTTCCATCTTGCTGATTTGGATCAAGTGTAACGGTTTTGCTAGTAGATGTAGGCAATGCAGGCCCATTACCAAACACTTCAGCTATAGACGCATTTACGTCTGCCGCCGCTTTACGTTTCATTTCAAACCAACGAGCAAATCCTTTGGCAACGCCTTCTGGATCTTGTCCACCATCTGTCCAGTAAGTTAACGGGTCAAGCAATCCATTTTGCCACAAATCGCGTTGGGCACTTGCTTCTCTGCCTATGTCGGGCTGGGGATGAGGACGGAAACCCCAACGTCCTTTGGTAATCAGTTTAGACTCCTCAACTGTGAAAATGCCTTTTGCTACGGCATCGTAGAGCGCAGCATTTTTCATTTTATTGGCAAGAGGTATCAAAACTTTTTGTCCCCGCCCAAACTCGGCTTTAGCTTGCTCCGATTCCAAACGAGAAGAGACACCACCCAAGTCACTAGCATCTAGAGCGAAGCTGTAAGGCAGATTGTAGCTCATGGCAATGAGCTTCATGAGGAATTGAATCAGGAACTGGCTTTCCGAGCCAGGCGAAGCGGTGTCGGGAAACTTAATATCTTTTCCCGCCTCTAAATGGTTAATCATACCAAACTGCACATCTTGCTGTAAGATGCTCTGCTGATTTGGCGTTAGATTGGTTGAATATGGGTCAAGCGAACCAGAACCTTGCAATGCTCCTTGGCTATTGGTAAATACGGTAAGAGCAGATGCTAGTTTAGCTTTACCTTTTAGGAAATCAACCATCTCATACAAATCGCGAAGATTGGTAACCGCAGTTTCTAGTTTAGTTACCCCACGATAGGTGTCTATACGCATGGGGTCAGTGTAGTGAATAAACTGACCGGATGGAATGTCTATTGGGTCTGTATATTGCTGACCAGCTACAGATCGACGAAATACTCGGTAAGCGGTGGGTTAGCCATAGCGACCAATCAATACGCCTCCCACATATTCATTGCTTACTACGTTTTGCCAAATGCCACCAATGCGGTCTGCTTCAACCGCTTGGAGTTTAAGAGGTAATTTAACAATTTCTTCCTGCGACATTCCTTCCACCGAGCCTGGGCGTATGTAAGCCCAGCCATAATCTCCCGCCCGATTCATACCCATCACACCAAACTCTAGCATCTTAAAGAAGTCATAACGCCCCGTAATATCGGCGTTAGGGAACCATTCTTCGTTAAGATAACGCTCCACTCGCAAGTCTAGCTCTGGGTTTCCAGTGCTGGCGTGATAAGATACTGGAGCCACATACATGGCATACTTACGATTTAGCACCTTGGCGGGAGCAAAATTGTTTTCCAAATCCTCCGCTTCACGCATCAATTGCAACCTATCTCTCTGCTTTTGAAAATCGTTAGGATTGATGTTTTGCGGAGCTTGCTGACGCTTTTGGCTAGGGCGAGCACCATCATACGCAAACTGGTGAAGCACTTGTTTTGCAGCAATACGCTTAATTGCAGTGGACGGGGCAACAATGCCAATAGCTTTATCCACCCATGATGTTTTAAAATCTTTATTCATGTTTGCGGAGTTCCGCGACCCAAGGCACTATTAAAATTGGCTCGGACGTAGCTAGAGCGTTGTCCATTAAGTATTCCAAGCGCATAATTGCATTCCTGCAATATATCGCGACAACTTTCCAAGTTGGGAAAGCTGAATTGCCGTCCCGCAATGCTATAAGAAATACCACGAACAGACGCAGCAACAATAGCCTGCAAAGCAGCGGCTTTTATTGTGTTAATCTCGTCTGTAGATAAACCTACAAATGCACCTTTAACAGGCATTATAGACCCTCCCTAACGCGACGAGCATGTTCACCACCCTTAATCAGTTTGTCGCATGTAGAAAGGAAACGCTCTCGTTTGGTGGGCGTCATGTCCTTGAGTTTCTTACGGATAATTTCTTGAACTTTACTAGCTTTCATTGGTGGATTGATCTAGCGCATTACTTGGAGTTTCTTCACTTGACAAGAGCAACGAACGAACACGTGGATCCATAACTGCCGCAACCAAGTTCATTTGGTCGCTATCTAGCAAATGGTTTGGCTTCTTTGGTGGGTTGTGCCACAACCACACCTTTTCCCCGCGAGCATTAATTTCGGAACGCTTATATTCGTTCTTAATATGCTCAAAATAAGCATCGGGACAATCTTGGGGAACCGTCCATCGGTAAGCTGTTACACCGTTCTTTAGTCGATGATATAAGTTTTTAATGGTTTGCTGAGACCAAAAGAAGTAACGGGCTTGCCGTGTCGCTCCGCTCATACCCAGTCCAACGTGTCCAATGTTTACAGATGAAAACGGATATTGTCTAACAATTCGCTGGTTATTAACAACTTCGTGATGAGGAAAACTTTTCTTGTTAGTGTTATCTCCCCATAAGCCTTGCCATCCATAGCGAACACAAACGCCTTGTACATTGATAGCATCCCATGCCGTATCTACAAGGGTGCGAGCGGGTTCTACGCCCAATTCAATACGCTTCTCTTCCACTTCTTCCCAAGTGGTTAATCTTCCGCAATCTACTAGCTTGCTTTCTGTTTTGGTATACAGCCGACATACATACCAACGGTGAGCACCCTCTCCCTTAGTTGCTCGTCCCGCCTGATTATCCACAGTCATAAAGCGGGCAATCTCATCGGGATCTTTTACGCCTCGCATATAAACGCCCTTCATCCGCTCTCCTCCACTTTCGCTTTCTGCTGGTGGCGAGTCATCCCATGCTAACGCCCGCCTCTTCTGAATGTAATCACGTAATGGCTCAAGAGAACCCACCTTTGCCGTCTGGGATGCTTCTAGCTTTTCCTTCAATATGTCAGAAAGTCGCATCCAGTGAATTGCCGTAGCTTCCCAGTGAAATGAACGATGGTCTGATGGAGAATTTGGATTGGTGACGGTATAACGTCCGCTTTGTGCTTGCTTACGCCTAAATTCGTCATCCGTAGGCCAATCTAATCCACATTCCTCGCAATTGTAACGCACCGTAGGCAATAACTTGTGCCATACAATGTTTCCATGTTCATCAGTTGTCTCACTTGTCCTATCGCACCGTAGCCTGTCTCGCGAATCAGTCATCCGTTGAAAGTGACCGCAATGAGGGCAAGGAACTTCCCATTCCTCGCAAGTTCCATCATTGTATGCTTTATCAGATTCGTCATCCAATATGGAACCCGTAGATAAGGTCAAAATCTTGGCTCCACGCACACCTTCGCACCGCTTTTCTAGTGCTTTCATGAGACCAGGCTCATAGGCGTGGGGTTCTTCCATTGTCAGATACTTAACACGCTTGCTTTGGGCATTGTTATAATTGGCTCCTAGAGCATATAGTTGCATCGTAGGAAAGCTGATTCGCCCCACCCTTCGCTTATTAGGGTCAACGGGCATCTTGGTAGCGAGGTTATCATTCTCCGTCATCATTGGAATGATGCGCTCTTCCATGATTTGCTGCGCCGCCTCATCCTTTTGGTGAACGTAGTAGTAAAAGCCTGGCGAGTTCTCCACCACATACGCAATGTGCATCTCTCCAATCAAGCTTTTAGCAGAACCCGCTGGGCCTCTCACATCCACCCGCCTCACTTTTGGGTCGCACGCAGCCCGTAATGGCTCCAGCAACCAAGGTGATTCCTCGGCTGCGTATACGGGATAACGGGTTGAATAGGGTATCTTTAGCTTACCATCCGCCCATTGAACTATATCCCCCTCAAACTTTATCCTAAAAGCCTCACCAATCTCATTAAGTAACCAGTTTGCGTTACTCATTTGCACATTTTATCCAAAGCACCTTTTACGTCTTTGCATAAAGCGTTATAGGCAATCTTGTCCAAATGCCGTTCCAATGCAGAACATATTGGCTGGAATGCTTTTTGACACGCTTCTTTTACGTCACTTTTACTTATTAAGTCGCCTTGAGCCACTTCATATTCTAAGTCCAGTTTACGGCACACCTTCCTAAGCCGTTCTATGTCCCAACCTTCTTTGCTATCAACAAATGCAGCGGGGGATGTATCAACCGGATTATCTTTAACCCATTCTTGCCATTCCTGCCTATACACCCTGCTTCCCCGAAACGCCGAGCATCCCGCCGCTTTTGCTTGCTTCAATAAGGCTACGGGAACTCCCATAGCCGACGAGGCACTTTTAATTGAATCGTAATAAGGCCTTTCTTTCTTCATAAACGTTTTCTTTTAAGATATTTGGCTACGGTGTTTGGGTGGCATCCCACCTCTACGGCTATATCCCTATTACTCAATCCCTTTTTTTTGCATTCCCAAATCTTGTCTATTTGCCCCGCCGCCATCGTCCACTCTTTTCGTTTAGCCTGCTTTCTCTCCTCCGCCCCACCAACCTTTAACCACAATTCAAAATTGTTCCTCACTCTAGGGTTTTGAAACAATCGCATACAAGAAGTGGCATAATGATCACTCATTTTCACAAATTCTATGCACTTTTTCTGCAAATGGTCAATTAAAAAACCTTTTGTGCGTTTTTGAGACTCAATCTCTGTCACAGATTTGGTTAAGTCTGTCGGCTGACCCACCTTTAAAACCCCCCAAAATAGATTTCTTGCCGGTGGGGAGGGCTTAACATAGTTGTAACATAGGTTACAGAGTCACACAAACGTAACATTTGTGACAAGTGTTGTATCATAAGTTACGAAGTCCGTAACATTGGTGAAAGTGATATTTAGAATCATTCTAAATTAATAATTAAAATAAGTATTTACTGCAATTTGTTTGCCCTTTCAATTGCTTGCGGTTTGCTTGCCTGGTTGCTTGGCGTTTGTCCGCTTTTTCCTTCCCTTTGGTGATTCAATAGCGGGGCTGCCGTTGCCCTTGCCCGCTTGCCCGCTTTGCTTAGTTGCGGGGCTGCTAGCTTATTGCCTGGTTGAGGGACTGACCCTGCTTTGCTTAGATTGCTTCCCCCT